AAATAATGAACATACCTGCCCGGCGCTTTATTCTTTTTTGTAAAAGAGAGAAGGGGCTATGTATATGTGCCTACACAGGTACATGCCTACGTTGTGCAAGTTAGCCCGGCTTCTTTCTCCTTGACTTCCTGGCTCAGCTATGATACTCTCAGGTATAGTTAGCCCAGACTTTGGTAGCTTAGCCCGGTTCCTTGCAGTCTAGTCCAGTCTCTCTTTGACTGGGCTAGCTCCGCTGGGCTACTCTCTAACTAGGCTACTATTACTATCAGTACCACCACTAATAATAGAAAGGAGAGCAGGATGGTAGAACCTATCAAGACAATTCTGATGAGGAGAGACGGGATGTCAGCAGTTGAGGCAGACCTACTTATCGGGGATGCCAAGCGGGACCTGAACTATCGTCTCGACCAGGGTGAGCAACCCTATGACATTTGTGCCGAGTGGTTCGGGCTTGAGCCTGACTACTTAGAGGAGTTGTTACCACTTTAGTTAACCAAAAGGAGGATTAGAAAATGAAGACCATTCCAGTAACAGCCCGGATTGACCCGAGGAGCCTAGCTTTAGCTGTCCAGTATTACCATGACAAGGGATACTTTCTGAGAACCCGGAGTAGCATCATCAATGCGGTGCTCCAGGAGTTTGCCCAGCACCTGGTCACCGACCTTGGACTTACACCCATCACTACAATGGAGGAGGCCTTTCGCCACCTCTCTAACTTCGCCCAGGCAGCTGGCTATAGCCCAGAGGAGTGGAGAGGAGACTATACTCGTGGACCGGTACTCAAGCCACAGGCTGGAGACGGATTCTCGGAGCTCTCCGAAGAAGAGCGGATGAAGCTAGTTTGGGACACACTTGGGACACCGCCAGAGCAACGAGTCCTGCCTAGTTCCCAGCCTTAGCTCTAACTAGGTCTGTTCATTGTCTAAACAGACCGAGCTATTAGTAGCCCTGGAAAAGTATTTCTGCTTCCTAGAAAATAACTGCTCTACGGGGCTTGACATTGCTTTGAGGTTGTGCTATACTATTAGCGTGAGTTGGAGATTACTTTAGAAGGGAGGAACAAAAAGATGGCTCTACAGAAGTTTAAGGATGACCTAAGTAAGAAGTTATACGGGAAGACCACAAAGGAGGCGGTTAGTTCCAAGAGGTGCATTCAATGTGGGGAGCTTGCCCTACCAAGGTGTTATTCAGATGCCGGTAGAAGGGAGTTCCAAATCTCAGGACTCTGTGAAATCTGCTTTGATGAGATTACTAAGGAGGTAGAATAGCAGAGTTGGAGCTTACTCTAGTCCAGTCTTAGGAGACTGGGCAAGTCTCTAGCTCCGGTGTGGCTACTACTAAGAGGAAGGGAGTCTAAGTTATGACCACAAGTAAGAAGGACTATAATCTTGTAGCAAGAGGAATAAGAACAGCTAAGAGGCGTTATGGAGACTCGGAGGCTTTGGACTATCTCCTAATCTACTTCAGTGCCGTCTTTGCTATCTCTAACCCTCGCTTCAACCTACCCAAGTTTGAGAAAGCCTGTGGATATGGTGAAGAGGAGGAATCCAGCCAGAAAGGAGGACAAGAGGATGAAGAACATACAGGTAAAAGTTAGCCCAGATGGTAGCCAACTCCAGGTAACTATCGACCTAGAACAGGACTTCGGCCCTAGCAAGAGTGGCAAGACCACTATAATCGCCAGCACCGAGGGTAACCAGTCAATCACCCCAGATGGAGTAGTTCTGGGCCTTAACGTATACAAGAAAAGGAGCTAACTATGAACCGAATCTATGCTTTCCTGTTTCTCATAGCCCTTTTCATACTACTTAAAGGAGGATGCTAATGAGCCTTAGTATAGAATCTAAGAGCCTAGAAGAGTTGGAGGACCTACTAACCCTTGTCCGTTCCAGGCAGGAGCGGGCCAAGAATAGTAACACGACCAAGCTCAAGGGTAAGGTTTATCTCCAACTAGAAAAGTCCATCCACTGCCGCACCTGCGGTTCAACCAAAGTCTGCCTACTTCAGCTCGGTCGGAGTGAGGAGACTACTATCACAGATAAGGCAGGACATACTACAGTAGTCCAGTGGAAGCTCTCCTCGGAGATTCTCCGCCTGGACTCTTATACCTACACCTGTGAACATTGCAAGGAGAGAATTAAGTTGTGGCCCAGAGCCCTCCTTGAGAAGCGGCTCTTGAAACTAGCCCATTATAACCAAGAGGCAATCTTTGGACAGACCAGGGTACCTCCATTCCTGTTCCACTCTGCTCCCTACGACACCGGTCAGCTATGCCTGCCCCTTGTTCACTAGATAGCGTGGAACTGGGAAAACTTGTCCGGGACCAAAAATAGTTCTTGACAACCGACACAAGCTATGCTAATATTATTCCAACAGATGGAGACCTGAAGTCTCCAATCAAAACTAGGAGGAGGAAGAAAATGGAAGTAACCGCAAATGCTCCCAAAGTGGAGCGAGAAATGACCGTAGATTACAACTTTGGTGCAGACCTGAATGAGGCCAAGAAGCTCTTTGGTGAGGACGTTGTCATGTCCATTTATAAAGCCAAGGCTGTAATCATCATCCAGGACATGATTCGTAGGAATCTCGTCCTCGGCAAGAAGAACGAGGAGATAACCGAACTCGTCGGAGCCTTCAAGCTCGGCGTAGTTGCCGTCCGTTCTGGCAAGTCCGAAGAGAAGCTGATTGAGAACCTTGCCAAACGCTCGCCCGAAGCTCAGGCAGAGTTCATCGCCAAGCTCAAAGCAAAGATAGCCGAAATGAAGGGCTAAGGGGGCTAGCCTAGACTTGGAGAGGGGAATACAAAAACTCCCCTCTCCTCTTTTTTACCTTAACTAGGACCCACAAACTTGTACTTGTACTGAGGTATGTTCACATAATGAACAGACCAGAGGAGCAGTAATAGGAATGAAGCGGAATAAGGAATGGGAAATGTTTTCTAAGTTGGTTGCTCACCATATTAAGGACTATACTATTCCTCAATATGGGGATTATCCAGATGATGGCTTGATGGATTATACTCCTAAGGATTGTATTAAGGAGATTAAGAAGTATGCCTCACGGCACTTTAGTGGACAACGTGGGGAGGATGAGTTGAGGAGGGACCTTCTCAAGATAGCTCACTATGCGGCTGCCTGTTGGAGGAAGGAGTTAGAGGAGTTGAAGAAGTAAGTAATGGGCGCAGTAACTCGCCTATATGTTATGACCCTGGTAATTCTGATAGTCCTTTGGCTATCCTTAGGACAAGTAGAACGGGCAGTATTGGAGGATTATCCACCAATGGTATCTATAGCTTCGAACCCGATAAAGAAGGCTATGCTAAAAGCTGGGCCACTACATAAGTATCATATCCTGGAAGATGGAACGTTGGAAATAAATAGGGGTGATGGAAAATGGCTGAGGTTGAGATATTGAAACTGTTATGAAGTGTTGTGAAGTGGGAACATATAAACATCAAATTCCAATGCCGATTAAGGGAAGGGTGCAAGGGATTGATTATTGTATTGCGGATATAGTCGCGGCTCTAAATGCGGCAAACATAATAACCGTGGCGTCTTGTTGTGGACATGGCAAGATAGATGCAAAAATTGCATTGGAGGACGGGAGAGAATTAGTTATTAAGAACCCCAAAAAAAGCCCCAATAACCAAGAGGTACTACCACTATGAAGGAAAGGAGACAGGAATGGAAGCAAGACCTAACACAGTTATAGCAAAGTTGGATAAGAAGGTTAAGGGAAAGAGGAAACGCTTTACTGTTGGCAACATGGGCTCGCCTATATCTGGTGCCCTTTACTTGAAGAAAGGGGTCAGTCTTCCTACAGACCTAACTGTTATCTTCCAGGAGGAGAGGAAAGGTGAAAGGGATGAATGAAATTATTATAAGGAAAATAGAAGAACTTGAGGAGCAAATAAGATATACCAAGTTACTTGATGAGGACCTAAACAGGATAGTCGAACTTTTCCCATCGGCTGGAATATGGTTAGACCGGGATATAAATATAACTATGCCAGTACAAGGTATGGATGAGGTCAAAAGAATACTAAGGACTTTCTACTCCTCAGGAATTCACCTAAAGGAATTCTACAAGGGTGAGACAGAGCCTAAGTGGATACTACAGGGGACAAATGCTGAAATTTACTTTACTCCTGTCTGGTCAAAGGATGAGGGTGCAGCCTGCAAACTCATCAAAGTAGGAGAGTATACCCAAACTTACCCCAAATATAAACTTGTCTGCTCGGATGGTGAAGAGATACCTATGGAAGACGTAGGAGAAGGAGATGAATAAGAAGCCTTTGGTCTACATCATGGGACCGTATACAAAGGGTGACCACCTTTACAATGTTCACCAGGCTATGGAACTCGCAGATAGGGTGGTGGAAAGTGGTGGAATCCCCTACATCCCACATCTGAGCCACTTCTGGCACTGCAAGACGGAGAGAGATTGGGAGTTTTGGATGGACTATGATGAGGTCTTTCTAAGACTATGCCAGTTTGCTATTCGTGTTCCAGGTGAGTCTACTGGAGCAGACCAGGAAGAGGTTCTTTGTAAGAAGTTAGGAATAAGGGTTATTAAGGACCCTAGTTGGTTAGAGAAATAAGAGGAGGAGAGAAGGGTGAGCAAGACCAGGAAGATACTTTTCAAGGGAACCTTTAATCTCCGAGGTGAAGTCCACATCCTCTATTGCCACGCCTATGATTGCCACCAGGCTTGGAGACTTTTCTGCCATCAGCTTGCTAGGCTCGCAGGAAAGGACTCACAATGGATGATGAGGGAGTTTAATGGAAAGAAGGATAACTATAAAATAGAGGAGGAAAAGAAATGAGTACAGGTAGTAGCAAACAAGAAAGACAGTCTGAGGTAGGAGCAGAACTGGAGCTTCTAGAGAGGGAAGTATCTAGGTACTTGGACCTTATTTTAAGAGGAGGAGATAAGCTCTCCTCAGTTCTTCGTCAGGAGCTCCCTGTTGGCCCTTCAGAAACAGGAGAGGTTCCCGGCCTAGTCCCTTTAGCTGAGGATATCCGTAGGCAGAAGAATAGGCTCACTGATGGAAATGGGTCTCTTGAGAGCCTTTTTACTAGACTAGAGTTACCATAGGAGGAGAAAATGGCAAGAAATGAGGTTCTAGAATATACAGAGGCTCAGGATGATAAGGCCTATAGGAAGTTTCTCAAGGGAGGCTTTGAGCCCCTTCCCGAGGAGGATGAGGAAACCTATGATTGTCCTATACATGGGACAGAATAAATATGGGTGGATGGCGGAATTGGCAAGTGTCCTTATAAACTATCGGATATATGGGTGAAAGGTTCCGAGCTTGCCATTGGTAGACGTTCATGTGTGGTACATGACAGCGGCCAGCATACTATCCAATGTCGTATGCGGTTAAATCTGTGCAGGTTCAAATCCTGCTCCACCCGCATAATAAAATAAGAGGAGGAACAAAAGCATGAAATATCCAATACCCGAACACCACACCTGGGATATAACAGACAGTACCAAGTTGAAGGAGTTCTCGACCTGTCGTCGAGCCTACTTCTTCCGCTATGTGCTTGGCTGGAATCCCATAGGCCCCAACATTCACCTCGTCTTCGGCTCCGCTTGGCACGAAGCTATGGAGCAACTACTTCAGACCGGCTACGGCGAGGAGAGCTTGATGTTGGCCTACCAAAGATTGGAGACCTACTATCGCCAATACTTTCCACCTAACCTGGATGAAATCAACTTTCCTAAGACTCCTGGCCGGGCTCTCGAAGCCCTAGTCCAGTATTGCGACACCTATAAGGAGGACGAACATGAAACCCTCTACACAGAGATAGCTGGGACAGTACCTATCACCGAGAAGAAGAAGCTCCACTTTCGGCAAGACTCTATCCTGCAAACTCCAGACGGCATAATCAGTAGGGAACATAAGACAGGCTCTACCCTTAGTCGAGTTTGGAGGGACCAGTGGGAACTTAGCTTCCAGGTTGGAACCTACCTCCATGTTCTCTACTGCCATTATGAGCCGGAGCAAGTAAGGGGAGTCCAAATCAACGGCACCATCTTTAATAAGACCAAGACCCAGTTCGAGCGTATTCCTATTCTCCGCTCCCCAGCTAATATGAATGTCTGGTTCTGGACAGTCAAGGATTTGATGAACCTTCTAGGCTACGAGTTTGAGCGCCTAGCTAGTTGCACCGATTCGGACCCAATTCTCTACGCCTTCCCACAGAACCCTGAAAGTTGCACCAAGTACTTTGGCTGTGCCTATCACCCCTATTGCTCAGCCTGGCCTAATCCTCTCCAACATCTTGAGCATATCCCAAATGAGTTTGAGGTAAGTTATTGGGACCCGACCGAGAGGGAGGCTAATGTGAGGTTTGATTTGGAGAAGAAGGAGGACTAGGCATGTCCAGACATAGCCTATATAAGCCTCCACTCCCACTGAAGAGGATACGAAAATATCCACCACCAAAGTTCAAGCCTTATAAGAAGAATGGGAAGGTGAGAATATACACGCAAGAGGAGATAGATAAGTATTGTAAACAAAATAACCTAGAGAGGAAAAAGTTATGAATGGAAGAGTAGCAAAGAGGCTAAGACGCGAGAATAATGGCCAAGAAATAGCTCACCTAAGAAGGTATGTAAGGCGTGAAAATGGGATGATTGTACTGTATCCCTCAATGACACGTGTTGGTTATCAGATGGATAAGAAGGAATGGAAAACAAAATAACCTAGAGAGGAGGTAAAACAGTGGCAGAACAACTCGACGTAAAAGTGGAGCTTGAGAAACTCCAAACAATGTATAGCGAGGCAGGTGTACCAAAGCCGAGCTTTCTAGTCTACGGAGACTTTGGAACAGGTAAGACAACTCTACTCACCACCTGTCCGAAGCCGGTCCTTATCCACTCCTTTGACCCAGGGGGAATGGTCTCTATCCGAACAGAGCTCCTTGACAAGACGCAGGAGATAACAGCCGATATTCGGTTCGAGGATGAGAGCCCAGGACAACCCTCCGTTTGGGAAGCCTGGACCAAAGAGTACAAGAGGCTGAAGCGTGCAGGAATCCTTGACCAGCTAGGAACATTCGCCGTGGACTCCGGCACAACATGGGCGGCAGCAGCACTAAACCTAATCTGCTATAAAGCTGGCAGACCAGGTGGCCCGCCTTACCAACAGGACTACATGCCTGCGATGAGCCTTATGGAGAACGCCATCAAGGACATCATGACCTGTAAGTGCCACTTCGTCTTTACTTGCCATGAAGATGCAACTAAGGATGAAAACAGTGGCAAAATGTTTATTGGGCCACAGTTAATAGGCAAGCTGAAGCAGCGTATTCCGCTTCTCTTCTCCGAACTATACTGTGCCCAAGCACAGCAGACCAGTAAGGGTGCCGAGTATCGTCTCCTTACCCGTGCTACTGGTCTCTATCGGGCTAGGACTCGCCTTGGTAGCCACAATCGTTTTGACCAATACGAGGAACCTAACCTATCCAATCTGCTAGCAAAGGTCCATGAGGACTAGAAGCTAGGTCTGTTCATTATGTGAACAGACCAACAACAATGAAGGAGGATAAAGAGATGGCATTAGTAGATGTAAACGTGAATGATGCAGTGGAGTTGAAGGTAATGGAAGCTGGTGAGTATCAGCTTCGGTGCATGGGTGCAGAGGTCAAGACCAGCCAGAATGGTAATGATTATCTGAACCTGAGGTTTGAGATTCCAGATGCAACTGGAGCAGAGGACATCTTCCATATCATGATGTTCCCTGATGGCGGGGATGCCAGGAGGGATAACAAGAGGAAGCTGGCCCTGATTGCCGCTTGCCAGGCAATGGACGTGGAATACTCTAGTGGAATAAATACGGATGACTTCCTTGGCAAGAGTTGCTGGGCTATCCTGACTATAGAATCGGATGCGGAGTATGGGGACAAGAACCGTATTCGGAGCTTTGTCAAGGGGGCCTAGTTCTAGGGGGTTGGACTAGCAATCCATTTATTAACAAGGCTATATATTGTAGAGGTAGGTTCTAGTCAGCCTACCTCACTTTTGGAGGAGGAGGAGATGCTAAGACCAGATAAAGTATTTACACCTTGTGGCCTACTGGTGATATTTGTGATTCTTATCCTAACTATCGTTCCATGGATGGCAGGTGTAATTGATATTATAAGTTGGTATACCGGCTAAGGTATACTAAGAGAGAGGAGAACTCAGATGGATTGGACGGATAAAAGACCATACCGACCTAGGCTATCCGTGGAGATTTCTTTTGAGGACCAGAAGCGGCTCGGCAGGTTGGTTCCCTATGGAGTAGGTGGAATACTCTATCGGAAGTTACTTAGTCAACTCCTGGACTTACTTGAATCGGAGGAGGATAGCAATGCGGTGATAGCTGCTGTCCTACAGGATAAGCTGACGGCTCGGACATTGCTGGGAAGGGAGACTGAAGATGCCTAAATTTAGAAAGAAACCGGTAGTTATTGAAGCTTTTCGGTGGTTCAAAAACGGAGACCACCCAGAGGATGATTGTATTTATCTCGACGACAAATCGCCTGATAGATTTTTAAGAGAAGGTAAGGTTGTTCGTTATTATCGTAATCCAGCATTAAACGGACAAACCCTTTGCAAGTATTGTGGAAAGATTATGCACGAACACGGCTGGATAGACACCCTTGAAGGTGGACATATTGTCTGTCCGGGGGATTGGATTATTACAGGTGTGCAAGGTGAATATTACCCCTGCAAGCCCGATATCTTTGAGGCAACCTATGAGAAGGAGTAGTGATATGTATAAAAAACTTAAATTGGTTCATTTTAATGAGGAGAAAGAAGAAGTTCAGGTTGAGGAGGATAGGCTGCTCTTTCTTGGGGGTGAAGAATATTCTACAACTAATATTCCTATCTACCTCAGGAGCAAGGGTGAGTTCAGAGCTTTGGGCTTCTTTCTACCATCAATTATTGGTACAGATTTGGTTGAGTGGGTAATAGGTATGGATTCAACTAGCAGCCTTTGCCTCATCCCACTAAAGAAAGGAGCATAAACAAGATGGAAATAATTGACCTGGGCAAGAGCCCAAGTGATATGACGGATGATGAACTGAGAGCGAGGCTTAAGGAAATCCGGGCTAACATTCGGAATCCTAATAAGACTGCTCCAGCAAGGAAGAGGGAGACTGCTCTGGAGAAGAGTGTGGATAAAATGGATTTAAGCACAATGGAAGCCCTCTTAGAGGCGCTGGAAGGAGCAGTAGAATAATGGAAGTTGCTACTAAAATAAAACCAGAGGTAGGGGTAACCAGCCCAAGCCAGATTGAGGTAGGAGAGAGGTTCCGAAAGGACTATGGTAACATTGACCGACTAGTTAACTCTATCCTATCTGTAGGTATTATCCAACCCCTTGCCGTAAAGCGTCTAGGTGAGGACACCTATAGGCTCCTAGCTGGTGGGCGTAGATTCCAGGCAGTTACTAAGGCTAAGGTGGAGATTGTTCCTATCCGCATATATGACAAGGAGCTGGGCGAGCTAGAGATGCGGTCGATAGAACTCATGGAGAATGTTGAGAGGAAGGACCTGGAATGGCAAGAGGAAGTAGCCCTGACTGAGGAGATTCATAACCTCCAAATGACTATACATGGTGGGGCTAAGAAAAGCACCTCAGCTGATGCTACAGGTTGGAGTGTCCGAGATACCTCAGACCTCCTTATGCGCTCGGCTGGGACAATTAGCCAAGATTTGAAACTGGCTAGGATTGCAAAGAGTGTCCCAGAGTTCTCCAAGGCTAAGACCAAGTCTGAAGCTCTTAAGCTACTCCGAAAGGGTGAGGAAGAGATTCTCCTCGCTGAGCTGGCCTCAAGAGTGGCTGCTAAGGAGGCAGCCTCAGGAGAGGACTTGATAATGAAGACCCTTCGAGATTCCTACCTCTGTACTGATGTTATTACGGGGATAGAGGGCCTTCCTGATAAGTCGATAGAGCTGGCTGAGATTGACCCACCTTATGGGGTAGAGTTTGGTCGAATCTCAGGAGATGAGAGGTATAAGGAGACGGAGGATTTGGCTGAGCTTCTCTCCAAGACTCTTCGATACCTCCACTTCAAGATGTCAAATGACAGCTGGATAATAGTCTGGTTCCCAACTACACAATACTATCCAGTCTTTAATCTTATAACTGAGGCAGGCTTCTCACCGAATCCTATCCCTGGTATCTGGGTCAAGCCTGGAGCAGGAAGAGTTCAGCGTCCAGAGGAGCAGCTAGGTAACAACTATGAAACTTTTTTTTATGCCTCCAAGGGAAAACCCCGTTTGAATCAGATGGGGCACTCTAATGTGTACACCTTTAGACCTATTCAAGGTACGAGGCATCCTGTTGAAAGACCTATTGAGTTTGGCGAAGCCTTGTTAGCTACCTTCGCTCCTCCAGGCTCAACTATTCTTGTTCCTTTTGCTGGTAGTGGCAACATGCTACTCTCCGCTTATAATATAGGAATGCCTGCGATAGGGATAGATAATGGCCAGACCTACAAGGACAGCTTTGATGTCCATGTTAGCTCAGCCGGCAGACCATTTAAGTCTTATCGAAAGGAGGATTAGACAATGCGTCCTAAACGTAATTACATGGAGGAGATTTGTGGTAGCTGTGGTTGCACCTATGGCTCACACTATGGTGGTACTTCACCATACCCAAGAGACTACTGCCCTGGACACGAGGGTAGAATGGACTGGGAAAATGGTCCAGGAACTGTGTTTAAACCAACAGGAGAATTCAAAGAAGAGGAGGACTAAAGATGACACTCCAGATGGTATTCGGAGAGGGCTCACCTGATGCTAAGGTATGCCTAATTGGGGAGGCTCCAGGCGAGGAGGAAGCTAGAACTGGGCGACCCTTTATAGGACGTTCAGGAGAACTTCTAACTAAGATACTTTCCAATATAGGCCTAACTAGACCAGACTGCTACTTCACCAATGTAGTTAAAGAGAGGCCTCCAAGCAACAACATAAGCAAGTTCATTTCCTTTGGTACTCATGGTAAGGTCACCAAGACTCCTGAGTTTGACACCTACCTGAACATGCTTTATAGGGAACTCTATGATAGCAAGGCCAACGTATTTGTTCCACTTGGTCGTGTCCCACTCTATGCTTTAACTGGGCTGACAAGTATCACCAAGTGGAGGGGCTCCATCCTCAGCACACAGCTACAGGATAAGACTCTCAAAGTGGTTCCTTGTATCCACCCCAGTGCCGCCCTACGGCAGCACCTTTACGTCTATTATATCCAACATGACCTGGCTCGTGCAAAGGAGGAGAGTTCTAGTCCTCTTATTGAGTTACCTCAAAGGGAGATTATTGTTAGCCCAACCTATTCACAATCCCTAGAGTATCTAACTTATTGCCTAGGCCAAACTGAGATAGCCTTTGATATTGAGGTGACCCACGAAGAAGTAAGTTGTATCTCCTTTGCAGTCTCACCTTGGAATGTTATCTCCATTCCCTTCCTAGAACATGGCCAACACTACTTCACCTTAGAACAGGAGATGGAAATCTGGAAGAAGATAACTACCGTTCTTGAGGACAAGCGCCTGACCAAGGTAGGCCAGAATGTAGGCTTTGATGCCACCTTCCTCCACTCCCGTTATGGTATCCGTTGTCGAAACCTGAAAGACTCTATGGTAATGCAGGGAGTTCTCTACCCTGATATGCCTAAGGGCCTTGGTTTCCTCTGCTCCTACTATACCCGTGAGCCTTACTACAAGGATGATGGAAAGAAGTGGATGCGGATAGGTGTCAGTGAGGAGGAGTTCTGGATTTACAATGCCAAAGATAGTGCTATCTGCCTAGAATGCCAACACGTCTTGGAGAAAGAGGCAGAAGACCTTCATAACACATCTACCTGTGAGACCCAGACCAGACTACTTGGCCCCCTCATCTACATGGGTCGAAGAGGAATTCTAACTGATAGAGAAGGACTCAAGAAGGCTGCCGCAGAGTGCCGAGAAGAGGAAGCCTTCCTCAAAGAGAAGCTGACAGCCATCTGTGGCTACGAACTGAACCCAGCTAGTCCTAAGCAACTAGCTACCCACTTCTACATCAATCGAAAGGCTACACCCTACTACAAGCGAGGTACCAATAGCCTTACAACAGATGAACCAGCCCTAAAACGACTCTCTCGGAAGGGCTTTGAGGAGGCAAAGGTAATACTCCAGATAAGGCATCTAGCGAAGCTACGAAGTACCTACTACGAAATGAGCATAGATGAGGATGACCGTATCCGAAGCTCCTTCAATCCTGTAGGTACTAAAACTGGGCGGCTTTCTAGCTCCAAAACCATCTTTGGAACAGGAGGCAATATGCAGAACCTGCCCCCTGAGATGCTTCGATTCCTCCATCCCGACCCTGGCCATGTCCTCTATAACATGGACCTAGGTCAAGCCGAGAACCGTCTTGTTGCTTATCTTGGCCCAGAGCCTAACATGATTTCTGCCTTTGAGCTGGGCAAGGACATCCATGCTCAAACAGCTGGGCTTATCTTTAATAAACCGATAGAACTAATCAGTGATGAGCCTAGGAGTTCCACCCTTGGTGGTGGCCTCTATAGTGAACGGTTCTGGGGCAAAAAGTGTAACCACTCGTTGAACTACGACCTCGGCTACAAATCCTTTGCCCTACTCCTTGAGATGAATGAGGCTGAAGCCAGAACCCTAGTTAACCGTTACCATATGGTCTACCCAGGAGTTCGCAACTACCATAGCCTAATCCGAGCCAAGCTAGCTAGAGGCCGCCTACTAGATAATCCTATGGGCCGGAAGCGGCTCTTTCTTGACCGTTGGGGAGACTCCCTATTCAAAGAAGCCTACGCTTGGATACCACAAAGTACAGTTGCCGACATTATCAACCAGAGAGGACTTAACTATATCTACTATAACCAAGACCTCTTTGCACCCGTGGATTTACTTAACCAAGTCCATGACAGCATAGTGTTCCAGATACCATTCTCTGTTCCCTGGTCCAAACATGCTGAATGTTTACTGGCAATAAAGAGAAGCCTGGAACAGCCATTATATTGGCGAGGACAAACATTTGTAATCCCTGTAGACACTGAGCTTGGGGTAAGCCTAAGCAAAGATGGAAAGGTTAAGGTAAATATAGATGAGCGGGAGAATACTAGACAACTGGCTGAACAGCTTCATGGAGTATACAGACAACTCAGAGCCTCCCTCTCTTTATAGGCTCTGGACTGGAATCTCCACAATAGCTGCTTGTCTTAAGAGGAAGTGTTACCTCTCTTGGGGTTTTATAACATTCTACCCCAATATGTATATAGTCCTAGTAGGACCAAGTGGCTGTAGAAAAGGAACTGCTATGGGTCCTGGCTATAGTATGCTCCAGGACCTAGGAATCAAGATGGCAGCTGAGGCTATAACCCGTGAGGCATTGATAAGGGAACTGAAAACTAGTACCGAAAGCTCAATAGATACCCGCTTTGGTACAGCGAGCTTCCATGCCTCTTTGACAATATTTAGCCAAGAACTTACAGTCTTCCTTGGCTATAACAACCAGCAACTAATGGCAGATATGGCAGACTGGTATGACTGCCGTAAGACATGGACATACCGAACAAAGAACATGGGCACAGATGAGATTATAAACCTTTGGGTAAACCTCTATGGAGCCACAACTCCTGAACTCCTACAGTCCGCGCTCCCACGAGATGCTATAGGAGGAGGCCTAACTAGTCGGATAATCTTCATCTATGCCAGTCAGAAGGCTAAGCGGGTAGCTGTACCCCTCCTAACCGATTACGAGAAGGAGCTAGGAGACAAACTTCGGCAGGACCTTGAGAGAATCCACATGATGGCTGGACAATTCAAACTATCCGCCGCCCTAATGGAACGCTGGGTAGAATGGTACAATGACCCTACTCAGAATCGTGCCCCCTTCGACGACTACCGTTTCAATGGCTACTGTGAACGTAGACCGGGCCACATCCTCAAGCTCGCCATGATTTGCAACGCCGCTCGGAGTGAAGACATGGTTCTCGAAGTAAAAGACTTTGACCAAGCTCTCCACATCCTAGAAGAGTCCGAGATTCTAATGCCTAGAACTTTCAGTGGCGTAGGCAAGAGTAACACGGCTGACCTTGTCCATCGCCTTATAGCACTACTAACCTACAAAGAATCAATCTCCTACAAAGAATTGATGACACGTTTTTACCAAGACATGGACAGCCATACATTAGAAGAGGTCGTTGGTACACTCTCTACAATGGGCCTAGCCAAACTAGTAATCAAGGGTCGTGACCGGATACTTACTCGGACTCCAGCCCTTCTACAACAGTACGGCCAGGAGCCGAGTGGCACAGGTATGTTCACTAAATGAACATAGCTGTAGAAATTACTTTGGTCTGTTCAGATAATGAACATACCTAACTAGATAAAAGGAGAAAAGAGATGGCTACAAAAGCAGAACTGGAACAAGAGGTGGTTAGGCTGAGGAGGAAGATTCAGGAGGGTGAACTTGAGGAGGACTTAGAGTCCTTCAAATTTCTTATTACCTTTTTCCACCTCCAATTTTGCACCCTTGTACATGATGAGGAGTGTTCTTACTATCTGGAGGAGTCTATGGAGAATACGTGGGCGCAGCCTGAGCACCTGAAGTGGACAGGGGTAGTGATAAAGCTCCTTGAGGCTTGTCAGTTGGATGTAGAAAATGAAGAGGACAGAGAACATATTGGCAAGACCTGCCAATTATACAAGAGGTTTGCGTCCAGCACCCTGAAGCAACAGATGCTACTCCAATGGATGCTGGACCCTAATCTAGAAGTTTGAGCCTGCGGGCTGACCTTCAAATTCGGTCCACCTTTCAAGGACTTCTCCACGCTTAGCCAGCTCGGTCTTTATAAACTCACGGGTTAAAGGGTCGAGTTGGCGCATCTTCCAGTTACGCCGTAGGGTTGTATACGTGATGCCTAGTTCTGCCATTTCAGCCACCGTCTCATCATCAAGCTCTTGGCCCTTACTCAGCTGGTCTACTACAATATCTGCCAGCTTACTCTTGTTGGCATTCCTAACTTGCCTCTCTTGGCGAAGTCTGCGTTGGGAGCCTCGGACTAGGGATTGTTCTAGGCTGCCTGCTCCTGAGACACCCTTCATAACCATGGCTAGCTGGTCGAAGGCTCCTTCCCCGATGTGGAACATCCTCTGCCCACGCTCATTCTTGACCCAGCCATCCTTATCCACCATCTGCTCGAACATCATATTCCAGTGGCGCAAGATAGGAACGGTGCCTGAGGCCCACTCTACAAGTTCTGTAGGTGCTGTTGTCCAAGGACTCATGAAGGGTTTTTCCATACCAAAACCTTCACCCTTCATCAGCGGAGTTATAACATCTTTTCTCAGCCTCATTATGTCACTGAGGAAAGGTCCCATCCAATCCTCAAGCCTAGTTGGGAATTGGAATACAGCAGGAGCAGTTACATCCACGCCGAGGTAACCTCCAACTCCTCGGGAGAGTCTAGGAGCCTCAGTATCTAGCCACTCATCTATCTCCCGCCAGGCTGACTCTGGTACAGCTAGGGATAGGATAGGTAGTGACCGAATAACATACATGAAGCCACGAGGCCCACCCAGAACCGTCTGCATGGCCATATACTTGGCTATCTCGGCTCCTCGAAGGCTGCTGATAAACTCAATCTCCTTAATAAGATAAGGCTTGAACTGTCCTATAAGTCTACCTGTCGGCCCACGCATCCAGGTGGGCAGGGCTGCTGTGTTATAGGTAAACTCTTGGAACCAAACTCCACGTATTGCTGATTCTCTGGCTGCCTCCTCTGTGGCTCCTTTGCTCTTGGCCAGCAGGTAGTTAGTGGCTGCACTTAGTTCCCGGAGAGGACCCTCAGGTGCCTGAAAGAATCCCATAGGATGAGCTATGTCCTTAAGGTAACCAGATATACCTCCAGCAGCCTTCCTTCTTCGACCTATCTTAGTGGCAAACTGGATTTCACCTGCTCCAGTCATATATTCTACTATGTCCACTCCAAGGTTGGGCTTAATCTCACGGATAAAAGCCTTACCCTCTGGGGTCTTCAAGAATGCCTGGCCATCTCTGATAGCCTGGGCACTAGTCTTAATCCAGATATGGCTAAGCCCTGAGGCATAGTTAATTGCTCCAGCTATAGGCCGATAAGCAAACTTGGTCCAAGCCTCAGCCGTCTTAGCCTTGGCTATAGCTCTAGAATAGCCCTGCTTCTTGAAGGAGACTCGGCCACCTGACTTCTGTTCTACCACGCCAAGCATCCAATCTACCAACTTATCTCCAGCCGTGTAGCGTCCCTTGGTATCCTCAATGAGCCTAGTCAGGGCTGCCTTAGCATTAGGAGGTAGATTAGGCAGAATCTTCCTAGCTTCTAGGATAGCCGGGTCCAGGTGCATCTTGGACTCCATGATTCGAGCGTAGGCTAGGGACAGATTAAAAATGTCCCGTTCTCCCTCTAGTCTCCCCTTCCGTTTCTCAGCAAAGGCACTGAACTTGAGTGTTGGGGTAACTGTCGGTCCCTTTCTTCCACGGAGAGCCTCCTTTGAAAACTCCTTATCAAGGGCCTTCATATAACTACGGAGTTCCCTCTCCATCTCCTCATTGACTGCGTGGAACTCTCCTTTGCGGAGCTCCATTAGGCTCTCATGAGGATGCTTAACATCCAGGACTACATTCTTGACCTCAGGATTCTTAAGGGCAAACTCACGCCACTTCTCCCGTGCATGTTTAGGTGAGAGTACATAGCCTATCAGCCTGCCCTCCTCTGTAAGTAGCCTCATCGAGCCACGCTCAACCCTGGTCACATACTGGTCAAGGCCCCAACTATCTATATCCTTATACTCCTTAGCTATGGATTCGAGAACCTTAGTATCCAGATTAAAACGAGCCGCTACCTCTTTTGGTGTAGCTCCAGCTAGCATACTATCCAGGGCTTGATACTGGTTACTGCTGAGCTCCTGCCTATAGATACCCTTCAAGTAGACCTTAAACTTATCCCGCATATGGTCAAACCAACTCCGCATCTTAGCCGCTGCTTCAGCTTCAGCAGGATTCCTCGCCGACAACTTGCCTTCCATAACTCCTCGTATTCGAAGTTGGTCCTCCTTAGAAAGGGTATCTGAGATAGCCCTAATGGAGGTAGCATGTTCCTGTGTTGCATAGCGGGCCCGCATTTGGCCACGAGTTAGGGCTGTAACAGGTTCTAGGAGCCCAGGAATCTTCTTAGCCCAGAACATGGGACTCCAGACGTAGTCTATCATCGGGACAATGTCCTTCTCCACATTCATCAGGAGTACCTGGGTTCCACCCTCACCTTGGACAGAATCTAGTAGCTGTGTACTGGGATTTTTAACTGCTCCAGCATTCCAGAGTTTCTGAATGGCTGACTTGTATACACGGCCTAGGGTAGTCTTAGGCTGAGTTGCTTCAAACTCCTTCAGCTGTTCTGTATAAAGGTTCCAGGCCTCAACTACCTCGGCCTTACTTTCTACAGCTATACCTTGCTCCTTTGCCCACTGGGTAAACTCCTCATTGTAGTGCTTAGGCAGGCGGATAACTTTCTCCTTGGTCTCCTTTGGGCCACTAAAGACGGTGGTATCAGGTTCACCCTTAGGCCTACCACTCCTACTAAAAACCTCATCCAGATACCTCACCTCCCCCGCTGCATTTACATATTCAGTAGGGTCCTCAAAGTCGAGCTCCTCCTTCCCAAACTCCCTTTCTATAAAATCCTCCCCTAAGATATCCTCCGTAGTTTCCTCCTTCGGCTCCTCCTTTTCAACAACCCTCTTTTTTCTCCTACTAACAGGCTTCTTTCTTTCCAGCCTATCCCTCAGCCCAACCTTAATAACTGCTCGCCTCTCTATCCCTGCGAGCTCCTCTGGCCCAAGTACAATACGGGCTAGGTCACTAATAGTATCTACAATACTTCCTATTCCCTTCTCATCCTTCTCCAACATCTGTCCCAGCTCTTCGCTCAGAGCCTGTCCTAGCTCCTCCTCCTCCTCACCCTTCTTAACAGCCCTACCCTCCTTAGCTGCCTTAGCCTTGGACTTCTCCTCAGCCTCGGCCCGCCTTTTCCTTAGGTCCTCCTGAATCAGGAGCTCCCTCTGCTCCACCGCCACCCTCTGCTCCTCAGTCAGCTCACGGCTCTGTAACTCCTTCCTCTTAGCCTCAAGCTCCTTAAGTAAGGTAGCCTTCTCCTCAAGGGTCATCTTATCTTGTGTCTTCAAAGAGTACCCATGCTTCTGCAACTCCCTACTCAAAGGGGCATTCTCCTCAAGCCACTTAGGCTCATCCAACTCCGTCTTACTCTCCTTCTTAGCCTTAGCAAGCCTCTGAGTCAAGGTCGGAGCCTTCTTAACTCTCTCCTTAGCAATCCTTTCCTTCAAATGAGGCTCAAAGAACTTCACTAGGTCCTTATCCACCAAATCCTTCTTGAAATACCTCATCAGGATCCGCTCAACAACATCAATCACCTTAGCTACCAGAGGTTTATGAAGAGAATCTGGAATCCTATGCGAGTACAAATATTGCTGCCACTGCTCAGCAAAGAACTCCGAGAAGTTGTCAGCCCCATTAGTAGTCTTATCCGGAATCATCTCCTTCATCTTATATCCAGCATCTACTTTATCCATCATGGTCTGTAGATATGAGAGCCGCTCTTTACCTGAGAGAAGGTGATAAAAGGCGTAGTGTCCTATCTCATGACCGGAGACCATGATAGTACGCAGGGAGACTAAGTTACGGGCAAAGTCATAAACGCCCCTCTTAGACTCTCCCACCTCTAAAGGTGCAAACTGGAAACCAGGCTCCTTCTTCAGCTCACCTATAGCAGCCCTAAGTGCCTGCTCCTGCTTCTTGTCCAGCTTAAGCTCCCTGACTAGATTCTGGATAGAGGGCTCCATATCAGCCTTAGGAATCTTATAGGAATTCTTCTTAGCCATCCGCTCGGCAAACTCAACTAGGCTCAAATATTGGGCTCGACCTTCAGGAGTATAATTCTCCTGGTATACCCTAGCCCTTAGGGATAGGTAGTCATAGGCATCCAGAACAGTATCAGGTGTAAGACCTGTACTATGCTTAGTCAACACCGCTTGACTCTCCTTATCCAACTCCCCAAACTTCACTGGTCTGTTCAGAGATTGAACATACCTGCGCTGCTCTGCGATAGTAGGTTCTGTAGTAGGCCTAGGTCTACCTAAAATCTCCTCTGCCCTAGCTGCATCCCGCTGTTCGAGCTCCTGTTCTACCTGTGTAGTCTCCTCACTAATCCGTTTAGAGACCTCACCCTTAGCTGTCCTATATTGTTGGTCCAGATAATCAAGATGGTCCCGAAGCTCAGCATCTCCAAGACCTTTGAACTCCAGCTTGTCAGGTAGAATAAGCTCCTGGTATCCTATCTCATCCCACTGCCTCATGGCCTCATCTATGCCAGGTTCTACTTGTCTCCTAGCTTCAGCCTCAGCCCGGATAAGTTCCTGGGCATTCTTATCCAGTGGGCGGTCCTTAAGCCTTCTAGCTAACCCACCTCCAAGTTTCCCAAGAATCTTAAAGGCTGGGTGCAGAACACCTACTGAGGTAGCAAAACCTATTGCTTCTTCAGCCCCATGTTTTGCCCTCTCTATAGCGGTGCTCTCAGGAGGCGCACCCAGCGTACCTACCAGAGCACCTGCTCCACCCGCTCTAGTTGCTGCCTTAAGTGAACTAGGAAGGATACCTTCTCCCTTTACCGCAGTCAGGGCCTTAGCTACACTAGCCAGCTTCGGCACTGCTCTAAGACCACCCATCACTGCACCCTCACCTGCGGCATAAAGTGGAAGCTGTGGAGCAAACTCTAGTAAACCTGTTCCTAGCTTCCCATACCAAGTCTGAGCAGGAAAGGCCTCTAGTCTCTGCACCTGTGGAGTCTTGTAGAGGGCCTCGGCAGCCTTTGACATATCAGAAGTTTGGACACCCAAGAAATCTCCTATATTAGCTGTGGTTTCCAGTAGACCCCCATAGCCACGGGTAAGAATTCCTCCTGTACGTTGGGCAAAAGAAGGCTCGTCTTTCCTAGCTTTCAGAAAACTAACCTGCTCCTCATGGCTCAGCCCATCAGGCATATCCACTATACGACCATCTGGCATACTAACTTGCATAATGTTACCTCGTCAAAACCTGCATTAAAGCACTACCAATATCAAGATTCAACCTAGCATTTGGGTCCCTGCCCTGTCGAAGAGCCTGCTCTCTAGCCAACCTTGCATTTGCCTCAGACCAGGTCTCTGGCTCCTCATCCTTGACAATATCTCCATATGGAGTGGGCTTTACAACTGCCTCTGAAAGCTCAGGAAATCCAAGCACATCCCTCAGCCCGATAATCATAGCATCAGCCTCGGCTGACCTAGGTTTGGACCCACCTAATCCTGCAGTCGTCCGTTCACTAGGAGTCTTAGCAGCCCAGTCCTTAGCTGAGACGTTGCCAGAACTCATAAGCCTGGCTAACTCATCCAACTGGTTCCTCTTCTCCAAAGCTAAAGTAGCCCGCCCCTGAGATTCATAGGTGAGAACATCCCCCATAAACTTCTGCATGGTCTCCGAAGACCCAAAGATATCTAGGGCCTGACCCATATCTTTGATACTAGCCGGGAGAAATTTCTTCAGCCCAGCAGGAACCTGATATCCAGTCAACTCTGTCCTGGTCTTAGTCTTCAAATCCTCTACTGCCTGCCTTGTAGCCTCATCCCTCTCAAGGGCTCCAGCTGCTGCAATCCTAGATGGCTCCCCAGCCTTGGTCAAGGCCGCCGCCTCTCCTTCAGGACTCCTCTTATACCTCGAAGCCTCAGCTTCCTCAGCCATCCTCTTAGCAGCCTCGCCATAATAACCAGACTTAGCCAGGCTCTCTCTTCGCTCCGTCTCTGCTTTACCCATTGCCAACTGCTGCTCCGGACTTAGCCCCAGTGAAGTCATCTCCATCACGTTGCCACCACCAGGGCTTACCGAAAATCCGTGTTCTGTCCTCCCAGAATAGCAGCCAAGACTTTGTTCAAGTTCGTATCCTGCCTCCCCATCAACTCATCCTGTCTTAGCCCAGCCATTCCACCAGTAGCCATTCTCTGGGCTAACTGTCCAAGAGGGTGGTCTCCAGCCATAGTACCAAGCACATTGGCAATATTGTAACCTGTAGCCTTACCCTCTGGTGAGCTCATATAGCCCTTGAATCGGTCCCACATCCCAGGAGCAGGGGCTCCAGGAAGGGTACTTGGGTCTAGACCAGTATTCACTCCCGGCAAGGGCATCTTAATATTTGCCATTGCATCTGAGGCACCTTGAGGACTAGTAATAGTTGTTGCAAATCCTCGGTCACCTAACAAACTACCTAAACTACTCATATCAAAAGCCATTTCTCCTACCTCCTATCCTTATTATAAGACCTACATCAGGAATCCACCTATTCCACCTACAACGGCCCCAATAGCTGTTCCTATCCCTGGACTAATAGCACTTCCTATCATCGCCCCAGAGGCTGCTCCACCCAATGCCCCACTCAAGGCACTTGACTTACCCATTTCTTCTCCACCTGGAACATATGTGCCACCTCCAATAGCAGCAAGAGCATTTCCAGCATAGCTGAACACCTCCAGGTCCCACTTACCATCCTTCCCATCTATATCCAAATCATCCTTCGCCTGCTGGGCCTTGGCAATAACCTTGATTCGATTACCTTCAGTAGTCAAAGAGGCCACACTCTTCTCCCCCTCCACACGAGCCATCTGTAGCCCACCCATCTTACTCACAGCCGTGTCGATAAGCCTAGCCCGCTCACTGTGTGCCTTAAAGTTCATATCTGCCTGGTACATAGCCACATCCCTATCTGCCATCCCCTCAATATGACTCTGGCCTATCACAAAGGCACTTGTCAGAACTCCATTTATATCCCTCATACCACCCTTAAATCTAGGCAAGACCTCATTCTCAATCCTATCATCCAGATTATCCGAAAATGCTGAAACAGCAGCCGTGATATAAGAAGCCGGCAGGACTGTAGCATCTATCTTAGCCACTGCCACATCTACCATATTCTCCCAATCCGTCTCATAATTTAGGGCATCTACTACTGTATCAAAGGCACATACTGCTGTTAACAAGGCTGCAACAGGAACATCTGGGTCGTAGGCAGCGGCTCCAGAGTATGGACTACTCCCATAAGCCGCATTAAGGGCATCAAAGAGGGAGTTAGTTGGGACATCCCCAGCAATAGTAAAACCCTGGTCATCCCCTGCCATTATCAATCCATGTAGACCTTTCATATAAGGAGGATAATCAACCTTACCACTAGCCCCACCTCCACCACTCCCACCACCCTTAGCACAAGTCGTTGGTCTGTTCAGATAATGAACATACCTGTGAGTAGGACTATAGGGGTCATACCTCTCAAAAGGCTCCGCTCCATGTATCCACATCTTACACCTCCATTCTTAGAAAGGTCATCTCAGCCTCTCCTCCCATCTTCCTAAATAGGTTTATAATACTAGGGACATTCGTATAGCCCACCATTAGGCTACATCCCTTACCTTTAGCATACTTCGTGAGGGTGTTCCAACCATCTAGCCAAATCTTCTTAGTCAGTCCACCACTAGACCACATAGAGTAGACATTAAGGCTGCGGGAGCCTGAGCAGAAGTCCTCGTTGAAGGAGGTTAGGATGATACCTATAGCCTTCTTCTCCTCAGTTACTATCACCCAACAGTCCATTGCTCCTATTAGGAGGCTCTTAAGGATATTACTCAGAGCATCCTCAGTTAGAACAATAAAGGGTGGATAAGCCTCAACTACTGAAAGTCTTATATCCGACCAGACTCTAGGAATCTGCTCCGGAAGAAGTTTTACCAACATTATACAGCCCCCTTATAAATCGTTTGTCGGAGAGTTTACTCCGCATCTTTATGTAGTCAAGGTTCAGACTTCCATTCCGGTAGTCAGAGCCCTTTACCTTAAGTCTTACCTCTGGCGCCGTGATATTCACAAAGGCACCTCCTTCGGGATTCAGCCGAGTCCAGCCCAAAGAGCTAAAGGTTTCCTGGGCTGCCTGGTAGTCATACCGATAGTCGGCACTTACATAGACATCCAGCAGGCTAGAATTACTATTGTAATGGTTAAGGCCTAGCTCTAGGAATCCAATAGTCTTCATCCCTCGCTGGGCTAAATCAATGGAATCAGTGGCGAGTCTCCACTCATAGTCCTCTGTATCCTTAAAGAATCCGCAAAGTCGCCCACGATATTCGGTAAGGGAGGTAGCAAGCTGGTGCATCTCATAGAGACCATTCTCACTCAACACGAAGCCCCGGTCACCACCACAAATATAAAACTGCTTCCGACCTGGAGCATAGGAGATACGGACAGGCAGGTTATTAGTATCTCCAAGCAAGTCCGTCATATACTCTCGGTAGCCCAGTTTCTGGAAATTCAGCTGGGCATCAGCAAGCCACAGGTCATGCTCCATATCCAAGAAGCAGTGGATTTCCTGATTTCCTGCTACATGGTTCGCACTGGCTATGCCTAGTCCTCCAAGCTCCTTCACACCAAAAGTAGTTATCGGCTCATTCACAGGAACAAGGAGCATTCTACCTCCATCCCCATAAACGGCAACTGCATCTCCTAAGCGAAGAATCTTATGGACTAGCCCAGTCCCCCACTTATCCCAAGGCACCTTAGCATATCCAGAGGTAGCATCCTCACCTACTCGGAAGTCAAAGTTGCCAATTCCACTCCATGCAACCCAGCCGAGACTCATGTCTCCAAAGTTAGCATCACTCTGGACAATGCCTCCCATAATAGCCTGACCCTTGAAGTTACAACAGGTCATACATTCAGGGGCCTTGCTGGTAGGTAGCTGGGATATTAGTGGGGTTCCAGTCCCAGGATTCCTTATATAAGTATCCACTGTAACTGAGTTAGGACTAGTCCCAATACTAACCACACTCGCCACATAGAACATCCCAAAGCCCGCTATATCCACATGGTCTATACTCGCAGCTACTCCTAAGTCCTGCATATCCACGGCTGTCCATACATTACCTGTGGTACAGTAGAGTTCAAATAGGTGCAGCTTAGTATCAATTAGGGCTAAGCCTAGAGTATAATAATCCGTACCTATTACTTGTGGCCAAGGCCAACTCACCGTCCCCCATGTTCCTGTTCCAGTTATTCCTGCCATTTCTTAGTCTCCTATGTTAAATATTCCCACCAGTCGTTTAATGCTCCACTACCATCATCAGAATATCCTCGTCCCATATATATAGTATTATTTACTGCTGCCGCAACAGCAAGATTTCTCCTACTCCCTGGAAAATCGACCTCACTTTGCCAAGCATTGGTTACAGGGTTGTAAGATCCCCAAAGTGTAGAATAATTGAAACTCCATCTACCAGTTCCAAAATAAACAAGTCCATCTGCTGCTGCCCCAACACCGGCAGATAATGCTCGTTGGAAAGGTATGTCAAGATGAAAGTCTGCTTTTTGTGTCCATTGGTCGCCAATAGGATTATACTCCCACCAACCCAACCCTCCTCCACTTAGTCCAACATAGGCTTTATCGTTTAATTCTACTGCTACCATACTTGTTGATAAACCACCTGGAAAATCTCCTTTTTGTGTCCAACTATCTTCTAGTGTATTATACTCCCACCAATCATCAAGATTATAGTAAGCTGTACCTGTTCCAACATATACTTTTCCACCTACTCCTATTGCTACTCCTTGGGACCTATAACTTCCAGGAAAATCCCCCTTCCTCGTCCAAGTATCAGTTAAGGTATTATACTCATACCAAAATTTGTTGTAACTATACCCACCTAGACCTACATAAATGTTACTACCTAGAGTTGCAGCAACAGCATGGGGAGTGTTACCACTTACAGGAAAATCTGCTTTTTGAGTCCAAAGCTGTATTTTTGAGTTATAAGCCCACCATGAACCTCCAGTATATACCCCAAGCCCAGAATAAATAAGATCCCCAACTGTTACTGCAATACCTCCCCAACTGGGAATAAATGGAGTATCAGCTTTTTGTAGCCATCTATCAGCTGGACAAGCCTTAACCCCACCTGTTACAATATTTCCGCAGGAATCCTCAACAGAAATAGTTGCAGAAGCACAAATGGCAACAAGAGCATCTGTACTAACTGTATTTTCCCTTCCACTAGTTGTAATACTACCCAGAGTAAAGTGTAAACCCTCTATAGACCAGCTAAAGGGACCTATTCCTCCAACTACCTCAACTGTTTTGGTTTGAAGGTAGGAGAAAGAACTAAGTAGTGGAACCCACCTAAAGTAGTACCCTGGGTCACTACAAGTCCCGGCTACATCCTCCGACAACTTCATGCTAACTGGCTCCCCACATCCAATCCTCTTCAACTCAGGACGAAAGGTATTACTATGCACATGGCTCTCAGCAACCGAGTCACCTACTCCTATCATCTGAACCGGAACCCTCATCATGTCACCATAAAGTAATCATTAAGCAAGGTATCATCATCACTATCCGTATACCCCGTCTTAGTTAGCTTCAAGGTATGTCCACCTAACTCCACGTCCGCAACATCAAGCTCCCCATTGGCATCCGTAGTCCCCTTCAACACTCCATCCACCCAAACACTAACAGTCTGTAGGTCCGCCCCACTTACATAATCCGTCACATCAAACGTAACATCCCTAGTCCCCAAACTAGGCAAACTCTGGCCCATTCCTCCCCATGCCACCCCACTAGCATTAAGGCTATCAAAAGCCTCATGTAGCTCCACTCCACCATCCTTCGGCCCCACATTAAAGCACTCCGTAAGCCTCTCGGTATTCCTCTCCCTCCTACTACTAGCCCGGAGTCCCTTACCCAACCCATCACTAAAGACTGCCTCAAACTCCTTCATGACCCTCAGCCTCCTCCAGTACCTTATCCAGCAACACCTTCTCCGAGCTTCCACTCTCCTTCTCACCAACAAAGGCCAGGCCAGTCCACACCTCCTGAACACTAGGCTCGTCTGGTCTGTTCATTTTCTGAACATACCTAACGAACACAGTTATGCGGTCTCCAGCCCTGACAGGGATAGTCCCATCATAGCCGGCAATATTCCGCAGAGAGGGACAAGTATAGGTTGATTTTCCTGTGGGACCTGCTACCTCTATCTCGACAACTGGAGCACTATCCTTATCTACCTTGCCCAGGTAAATAATGACATTCTTTAGTTCTCCATTACTGGATGCCAGGAATCTGAAAACTGTCCCATCTTCCTCGGGCGTCAGGATATAGCCACTCAAGGGAACAGCCGGAATGATGACCTCCGCCACCTTCACACTCCTCCTATTAAGGTGCCCCATGTAACGCTCGACCTGGGCAAACTTACTTTCCGTATCTCCTGTCAACTTAAATCTCACACTGCTCATCCTTCCATCTCCTCCACATCCGACATCTCCTGGTCCGCCATCATACTATCTAAGGAGAGCAGGTCAATGTCTAGAATTGCCTTCCAATCCTTTGCCCCCTCGGTATTTCTATAAAAGGCCTCTAGCTCGTACAAGCCGGCCTTGAGTAGAATATCCGGATGAAGCTCTGTCCAGTAGCTCTTAGTCTCGGTCCAATTAGGTGCTGAATAAATGGCCGTCAGTGTTGGGCTGCGGAACTTGCCCCAGATACTCAGTGTATAGGACTCATCAGAAGGAGGCATAAAGACTATTCCATTATAAGTATAATGTCCCCCATCATCCATTGTCAGGATGTCTCCAATATCACTGTAGCCACTCAGGTCCAAATCAGAGGAAGCATCCGGGTAAGGTCTGAACACACCAAGAGCGTAGTAAAGCGGAGTTCCATTCGTAACATCCGACACCTTCTCATAATAGTACTCTCGAAGCTCCGTCATGCTTAGCTTTTCCAACTTCAGCTTCCCATCATTATTGGTTATCCAGACCTCCTTGACAGCCTCTAGGCCCTCTACTACAGCATACCACTCTCCTTCAGCAATGGTGCCAAAGCTACGAGCCATACTCTTGTCATGTTCTACTATCCTATCAAGAAGCCTCTGCCCAGAGTTCAGGAAGAAGTCTGCACCTGAATCATTCCAGTCAGAGTCTACTAGGTCATATCGACCACTCCTCTTAACGAACAGTTCCCTTATATCATGGTAGTCCATCTCTCACCTCAAAGTGCTCGGAAGGAAGGAGTTTGCACCCCTTCCCCCCAAGCTGCCACACAACCGCGAGGAGGAACGTGGCATCCAGTAAGCTAGCTCCTACTAGCTGTTATCCTGACCAATCCCATTCAGGTACATATGGGTGTAAGGATGATGCAGTTCGAGACCAGCCTCAGTTAGAAACTCCTCTGTCGTTGCATCAACCCGGCTACCCTGTGTGCCAGGCCCTGCTTTCTTTGCCTCACCTTCTGCATAGAACTGGGTATCATCAATGTAACGGTATTTGATATTCTTAGGATCCAGAATCAGCATACCATTACGCAGTGTTGCCTCAGCACTCATCAGCGGATGGGTCTTCAGGTTGATAGTTCCAAACGGAGTAATCCATTCGGTCACCTGAATACCATAAGACTTAGTCGTCGGCGTCAGCTGCATATGTGCACCTGCTTTGGCCAACTTATTGATACCGAGGAGAGCACCTGAACCGCAAAGTGCAATCTTCTCAGTACTACCATAACGAAACAGGAGTTCAAGATAGTTATCCAGGAAGTCCTCACCACCACCATCATCAAGCCATGATTTCCCATCGTAGCTCGCATTCAGGCTGAAGTCAACGACATTACCACTGTTGAGTCTCCTCAGGGTATTGATAATACCCTCAGTAGACCTCTCAGGATAACCACCATCCCCAGTAGTTTCATACATGAACCCAAAGAGGAATGCTTTCTCCATCTCTATCGAGTGGAGTTCCAACGCCTCTCTCTTCAGCTCCTTGTATGCATCACCGGTCCTCAGCTTAGTCTTCCTCGCCGTACGAGTAATCTTCAGAGGGGTTCTGAAAATCTGGGTATAATTGTACAGCTTGGTCGGGTCATAGCTAACCGACGCAGGAATTTCCGCCCCTTCTTCGTTGATGTTACCAATAACCATCACCACATCCGCATCACTCAGGTCGTGGCCATAATCACTGTTATCATCATCCTCAAGCAGGCTCACCTTGATGTATGAGCTAGCTCCATTTGCTGCCCTCGCCGTGACTTTCGCATTTACATCCAGGGTAAAATCACTAGCATCCCGAATCAGCACCTGATGTCCAACACGGAAATGACTAACACCGTCTGCACTCATCTTGAGCCAGATGTCATCTCCAGCAGAGCCCCCACTAACATAAGCCGAACTCAGGGCATCAGTGTAGATTCCTGTAACAGCAGCCCTCTGGGTAGATAAGTCTTTAGTCCACCAGTAATATTCGGGATCCGTCACTGCTTCGTTCTTCAGCATACTCAGGATAGCCGTAAGCGGCGCCATCCCATTTGGATACAAATAAAGTATCCCCTCTCTCCAGTTCTTGGGCCTTTGGTCATCGGCCCAACTACCAGTACCTCTCATTCCAGCAAAACCAGCCATATCTATAACCTCCGTTTCTTAATACTCTTTGCAGGTGTTCCAGCCCAAATATCATAAGCAGGAACATCCCTAGTTACCACACTGCCCGCACCTACTAGGGCCGTGCATCCTATCCTAACGCCACAAACAATGGTAACACCTGCACCGAGCCTCGCACCTTTCTCCACGGTGGTCCTTTCCCACATTCCTTTTGGGGAAGGAGGATACCTGTCGTTAGTGAAGGTTACCCTAGGTCCTATCCAAGCTCTATCCTCGATTGTGACACCACTTGGAATAAAGCACATTGCTCCAATACGAACATTGTCCCCTATTACCACACCATCACCAATCTCAGTAAAACTTCCAACCTGGACATTCCAGCCTATCTCAGCCGTCCTGTATACATTACAGTTGCCCCAGATTTTAACCCTCTTCCTCTTTAGCTCCAGCCATCTCTTAATCATCATAATCATGACAGGACCTCCTCATAAATCTTTACCATCTCATCGCACATCTGGTCAAGGCTTGGAACCTCCATAGCCTCTCTAGGCTCTACCTCTCCACGCAGAATTTCTTCCAACTGCTTAGCCAGACCTCTCTGGTCACCCTCGCGAACCCAAAAGTCAGCATAAGGATTACCAGTATAGGAAATAACCTTACACCCCGATGCCTTTGCCTCAAAGCAAATCTTATTGTGGTCGCCATACCTTACCAGTCCTATATAGTAATCAACCGAACAGAAAGCATTCCTCAACCCATCCGCATCAAATACCGTACTACTAACATGACTGGCAAAACTCGCACCGTTCCGATTGATTAGTGGAAAGAACCATCTATGCTGGTCCTTAGGCAAATAAGAGGCATGGAGAACAGCATCAGGAATCTCAGGACTCAAGTATCCCCAAGCAACAAACAAATCCAGAGGCCACTTAATATAATGGCAATTCTCAGCTGTAAACAGACTAGGATTACCACTAAACTTACCCCTGCTTGCCACTGGTTTCCAAAACTCCTTATCTACACCCAGAGGAACTACATGAACCTCTGTCCTCTTATCACATATGCTACGGTAGAAGTCCGCATGTCGGCTCCAAAAAGTAACAATCGCATCGGAGTGCTGAAGCCAAAACTGCATCAGCATCCAGGTATCTCCATGTCCATACCCCTTATTCAGACCCTCTTCCACAGCCGTCTGAAAAACGTGTTCAGGAGTACCATGCCCAATCCATACAACCTTCTGCCCCTTCTGCACCTTCTCATATACTCCAGGCAGATGTGTATGACTAACATGGATATCAGCATCATCCGCAACCGCAAAGGTATCTGGAGCCTGAGGGTCCACTAGAATTGAGTCGATTCCCAGTAGCTGTTCCCCCTGCACCATACTCTCCGCAACCCGATGCATACCACTTCCATTCTTTATAGACCAATGTACAACTTTCATCTTACTTCTCCTCCTCGCTTGTCTACAGGTCTGTTCATTATATGAACATACCTAGCTATTTACGGATGAGCGGAGAGTATTTTACTCTCAACTCCTGAAATCAGAACACTTTGGCTTACATCCTTAGAACTCAAGCTGGATATAAGAAGGCCCTGACTAATATCCTTGGAGTCTGCCTCAGTTTCTACTCCATCAGCATTAGCACCTGCACTAACCCCTTTAGAATCTGAGGTACTAATCAGAACACCTTGGCTGGTATCCTTAGATTCCAGTTCACCTTCAACCGTGTCAGCATTAAAGCCTGCACTGACTCCTTTGGAATCTGCTTCACTAACCAGGAGACTCTGACTTGCACTCTTAGAATCCGCCTCACTCTCAACTCCATCGGCGTTGCTCCCACCACTGACCCCTTTCGAGTCCGCTTTAGAGACATTAAGGCTATTACTTACAGCCTTAGAATCCGCCTTACTGATATTAAGGACATTAGAGTCCGCCTTGGAATCTCCAGAGTCACCAACAGTTCCACCACTGACTCCCTTAGAGTCTGCAACACTTATGTTAAGAGAGTTGGAAACAGTCTTACTGATTGCCTCAGAGTTCCCACCACTAGAGGCAAGACTTGTTGCCTCACTGATAAGAGCACTTTGGCTAACAGCTTTAGAATCCGCTTCACTCTCTACACCGTCAGCATTACTTCCAGCACTAACTCCCTTCGAGTCTGCGGTAGAGGTCAACAGGCTTAAAGAGTCTGCCTTTGAACTCTCACCACTAATAAGCGTAGAGTTACTTCCTGTCTTAGAAGTAGCCCCACTCAAACCAGTACTGTTACTCACAGCCTTGGAGTCCGCCTTACTAACATTGATAACATTGGAGTCCGCTTTACTATTCGCTGTTACCCCAGCAGTTACCTTAGAGAGCAAGGCACTTGCCAGTTTTGCGTCCGTGACCGACCCATCTGCTACAGTTGCAGATGCTCCAAGGACAAAGTCACAGGTGGTAGTGTCCCCCTGATTCTCATAGAAACCCCTTGTTCCTGCCACCACATCCGTTTTAAGAAACACACCGCCTTTGGAATATCCAGAAACTCCAACAGGATTGGTAGTACCAGAGGCAAGCAAGATATTACTATCCTCATCATAAAGCATGACGGTGACATCTCCCACTGTTCTTCCAATTATTTTGAGCTTCTCAACCTCTCCTGCACGGTATAGCCTATATAAAAATCTGTCTATGCTTGTTCCCATGACATTCTATACCTCCTTCCTTCAGATTAGAAATCACCACAAATTTCATCAATCTCTTTCTCCAGAGCTGACATCTGTGGCTTAGCTGGCTCGACGATTCTCGCCCCACCAGGATTAACAAATGCGGGCTGGCCAGACCCAGGTACTGGTTCTGCTGCGGGGGCTGCAATAGTCCCCTTTACTATTTTCAGCTTCTCTCTTACCTCCTTCTCAGTCTCCTGCAGCAATTCAGCGGTAGTCCACTGTGGATTCTCCGCCGCTTTCTTATTTGCCACCATCCCTATATACTCCCGGTGCGGCTGCAAGTCCTGATTATTGTCATAGAACTCCTTCGCTAATGTGTAAAGGTTCAACTGACCTTTCACAATCTCAGCGGTTACATTGGGCAAATCCAACATCGCCTTATTAACCGCACTTCTCGTAAATCCAGAACTATTTGTCTCCAGAAAGCCTTTGAAAGCCTGATTAAGGAAAGTATTGAAACTCTCCGGAGTTTTAAGAGCCGCATCAAGAGCCTCATCTGTTGAGACAAAGACCTGGTCAGTATACGGCACAGGTTCCTCAACCGCAGGAGGAGTAGCACCTGGTGCAGCAGGAGCAGGTTCTCCAGGTTGTAGCCTAGTAAGCCTCTGGTACTCTTCCAACTGAGCCTTTAGTATAGCTACCTCATCAGGAGGTTCAGCTGGGGGAACCACTACGGGTGCAGGCTCTGCTCCAGGTTCCACTGGAGGCACAACTACTGGCTCCACAACTGGTTCAACCACAGGCTCAACCACAGGTTCCACAACCGGCTCTACAACCGGTTCCACTACAGGCTCAACAACTGGCTCTACTATAGGCTCCGGTTCTCCACCACCTAAATCCAAAATACTTTCTAACTCTTTGTCCAATTCTTTAGTCATTTCTCTTCCTCCTCGTCTTCCTCTGCTTCGTCCTGTAAAGTCATCTCCTCAAGTATTGACTCCGGGACCTTTAAAAAATCCTCAATTAGCCTAAGTGCTGCCTGTGCTTGGGCAATAGGAACTACATCCTTTATTGGGTCCAATGTAACTAAGTCACGGACAGCCAACTTGGCCACCTCTTCATACATCCTCATGATATCCCGCCAGACCATATTCCCCTTGAACTGCTCAACCATATTAGGAGAGCTACGGAACTGTATAGATACCCCCTCTTCCTCCTCTCGCCACTTAAACTCCATCATCCTACCATTCCTCCTCCTCCCATCGTTGGTAGCTCGTCTGCAGGTACCAGATTCCCTGCTTGTGCCTGATTCGCAACCTGCTCATTTGGCATAGTCTTAACTTCAAACTGGTCAACATTCTTAGCCCCCATCTTCCTAGCCACGTGCTTGAAGATTCGAACCATATCAAACTTCTGGGATAGCTGCTCATTCTTGGCAATGATACTAAACAACATATTCCAGTCCTGAACATTATCCCCTGAATCTACTGTCCCATCTCCAGAAATAACATCGTAGTCCACTACTAAATCATTTGGAGAAACTTTCATCCGGTTCTTATCCACTCCCTCTGGCTCTATCCCATATTCCTCCTGCAAAGTCCTTATCCAATCTCCAGCAACCTTGACATACATATCCTCTGTCATAAACTGCTGGGTATGACTAGCAAACATATAGGCTATATCCTGCATAGCCTGAGCACTAGTTATCTTGGCGGCCATAGCCAGTCTACCCACCGCTCCCATCTTAACACTGGAGAACTCCTGGGCAGTTACCCTTTCTCCACCCTTCCTCTGTAACCCCTGCATACTATCAGTCGCTGCGGTCACACGCTGAATCAGGTCAATGATATAACTAGAATCCCCAATATGCTGCCTAGTTACATCTTCCACCTTCAACTGTTTAACAGCGGCTTCTACTCCTCTACCCCATGCCTGCTTCCTCAACCTAATAAGACGTCCTGCTCCGGGTTTCTTCAGGTCATTCATATTGATTAGGCTTGGGTCTACTATCAGCATATCATTCATAGCTTTCCTAACATTAGCAATATGACTGGTAAAGAGCCAATCCAGGGCTACCTGCAGAGGCTGTATAATCTCAAGCCTAGAAATAGGACTAACCCCATGGCCATCAAAGTCAGGAGCATTGATTGCCACAGGAAACATATTATGATTAAGGCCAAGTTTCCGAGCCTCTACTATGACCATATCCCCAGCTACACAGAACATCCACTTCTCTGGATACTCACCAGTTCCAAGTTCCCAACTCTTAGGAACAAGGTTAACATACATATAGATTTTATCCAACGGTCTAGTCGTCCCAAAGGAGTTTGGTGTAGTAGTAGCCCCAACTCTAGCCTTCCGCCCACTTGGGTCATCATCCAGGATAGAACTCTTCAAACTGTTCTGGCCCTCCAAGTATCTACTATTAAAAACAACTCCAAGATTCGACTGTTCAACCTCCAACTGCCTAACCAGACTGGTTCGCTCCGCCCAGCCACAGAAATCACTTCCTTGTACCTCATAAAGCGGTCTATCTGGGTCCGGCAAATATCTATAAGGATCCACACTCTTCAACACATTGCCCTCATAAAGGGTCGCCGGTTTAGTAACCCTATTCTCCCGACCAAACCACTTATTCAGCGAGTGGCTCCACCATCCCCCCTCCTGAACAAACGTCTTAAAACCCTTCTCAATCGTCCACTGAGGAGCACCTACGCCGAAGCCATATACGAAGCCATCCCTGAACATAGTATGAAGAGCCAGGGCCACCTTAGCCCTAGTACTTTGGTAATCAATATTCTTCTCCAAGAGTAACGCCCCCATTACATCCTCAGGACTCCTACCCTCATACCTAAAAAGCGGACCCTCAGTCAGAAAGGCAGCCGTGAAGTAAGCCAGAAGGGTCTCCAAGGTAGCATAACTATACGGAACAACTATCCGTACCGGCTTCCTATCATCATCATCCTTTATAGCCCGCTCAGCCGAGTCCATCTCTACAAAGGCTGTCAGATTCTTGTCCAATTCCCGCCAGTTCTTATGCCTACCTTTCATTACATTATAGCTGGCTCTAGCCCTCTTATTCACCTCTGTCACAATCTTAGTATGGAGGGTACTTCCAGGCTTCAGGTCTAGACCCTCAGGATACCGATACCCTAAGTCCTTCCCCACCAACAAACTGCTTCCACTTGCTCCCGCTCCCTCAACTATATTCGGCATCCTACTCTCCTCCTCCATAGATATTCAAATTCGCCATCTAATATCTCCGTGGTCTGTTTAGATAATGAACAGACCTGTGCTGTACTAAACATACATCCACTCATCATCCTTCATCTCTGGGTCATTTGCTAACTCGGCATACTCATCTTCAAGGGTCGAGTCGTATTCTAGGTCACCACCATGCTCTCCCAACTCATCACTAAAGAAGTAGCGGCCACCTTTCTCCAACATCTCAATAGTGTAAGCGGCACAGTCAATACAGTCCCAGCGCTTAGGTCTAGGAAAGGAGAATAACTGGGCTTCTAGGGGCTCCATAGCAGACTCATTGTGGTAGATATAACCCATCCGGTAGAGGGGAGCTAAGGTCTTAGCCCTATTCTCCTTGCTATCTCTAGGCTTTAGCTCCACTAGCTCATAGAACTTACCCCTCTTAAGCATCTCATTTCGGATAGGAAAAGTAATGAACTCATTCAGGCTTGTTACCTCAAAGCCTAGCGTTCTGATACCAAGCCTATCTGCCATCTTAAAGGTCTCATCCAGTATCTCATCTGGGTGCAGCTTAGCAGCAAGAAGGTCACGAAAGTAAATCCGCTGTTTTTCTAAATCTACACCTATTGCTAGTATCGCCGTTTCAGCACTATGGACTTTTACTGTTTTCGCCGGGTCCACGATGATGAAGCTCTCAAGGTGGTTCCTCCTATCACCTAATTCTGACTCCTTATAGGTGTTGATATACTCCGGCCTGAAAACAGCATCCTCCCTGCTGACCGGGATGTTACGGTACTCACGGTAGAAAACATCAAGTAAGCCTTGTCTACGATAACTCTCGGCTAGCTTCTTTACCTCCTCCGTGGTGATGTACTCTGGCCAATTACTCACATAGTTATCATCACATATGCTAAGCTCCACAGAGTGCCACTCCGGGTCCTGCAGCAGATTAGCTAGGAGACTATCCTCATGTAGGATGGTCCCTATGACAATAATTCGCCAGTCTTTCTTATCCCTCGCTATCGAATTACACACGTCGGCGAAGAACCATTCTTTCAACTTGGCTCTCTGGTCCTCACTCCGAACACTTTCAGCATCCTCTAGGTCGTCAACTAGAATCAAGTCAGGTCTAGAGTTCTTATAGAGGATACCACGAACCTGCTGTCCTGCGCCCCGTGGCATAACAAAGGTCTCACCATTCGCCACCCACATATCCTTGCTCCAAATACCTTTGGTACTTGTTCCATCCATCCCCGCTGAGAAGTTGACATCACCGAACATCTTTTGGATATTCACATTAGCCTTAAGCTCCATCTTAAGGTTCTCACTCTGTAGAACAGCCTGTGTGGCTGTACAACTGATTGGTACTATAAACTTCTTATCCCGGAAGAGTAGCCTCTTAGCTGGGTAACTAAAGTTAATAGTACTGGTTTTGCCCCAACCTCGAGGAGCAACTATCACTAGTTTCTGGATAGACTCATCATCTAAGGGCTCAAAGATTTGCTTATGTAGAGGACTGAAAGGTCGGTCAAACCTCTCTGGAAATAGAACCTTCGAAAACTTAGCCGTGTCAAGGTAACACTGGCTCATCACCTGTTTGAGGTCCTCTAGTTCGTAGTTTCCTATCTTAGTCATTTTACTTCCTCTACTTTGTCAAGGTGTTTCGTTTCTCATAGCTCCGTAGGGCACCCATGCCTAACATGGCCATTACAAGAGAGATTGCTTCTCCAAGTTCGATAGCTGGCATCTTCTTTTCAGGGAATAGGAACTGAAGTATCGGTGCAAGAATCCATCCCCAACCGAGAGCAAAGACACAGATCCAGCCGATTGCCGGCCTCCAGCCTGCGATAAACATATTACGATGCCCGGCTTCAATTTTATTTATCTCTGCTTGCCATTTATCTGGCTCCTGCTGAACCTTCATCAAGAGTAATTCTGCGGCCTTCTTCTCTTCCTTGGTCTCAACAAACTGATTGATAGCACTTGCCACCCCATCAGCCGCTTCTCCGATTGAACCACCTACTAAACTTGATAATGAAAATCCCATATCATCCCTCCCTCAGCATCTTCACATTACGCTCAGCCCGTTTACCAACTTGTCTGTACCATGAACTGTCTTTTGCTTGTTTAGCCGCTTCAGGCCAATCCTCAGCCTTCACAGCGGCAATCATTTTCTTAAACCCCATGAACTTGCTCTTCCCAATATTGAATGAAAGGTCTATTAAAGCATTCTGCCTGTTATCTGAATAAGTATAGAAATGCGGGAAGATTGACATGACATCTTGAGCTGCCTCTTGTATGTCGTTTGATAGCATTAAATCTACCTCGTCTTGACTGAAGCCCTTGTCTTGTGCGTTTCGACCATACCCACAGGTCATTTTGCCCGCTGTACATTGATAGAGTATATGCCGACCGTTCTTCTTTTTCGACCCCTCGTTTTCTTTTATCATTTCCCTGAGCTTCATTTCTCCCTCCTATCTCAACCCATCAATCTTGTCGAATATCTTATCTTGGCTGTGTTTCATTTCCTTAAAGGCATCTGATTGAGCTTTTTCCAGTCGTGCAATAGAAGCTTCAATGTTTCCGGATCGTTCGTCACATACAGATTTGAGCATGAATCCATTAGTCTTCTGGGGTTTCAGTTTTATAATTCCAGTTATAGCTATACCGCCACCGGTCACTATCAGAGTTGAAAAAGCTATCGCGTTTGGTAATGATTCAAACATATCAGTCTCCTAGTAAGTTATTTGTTAGGTTACTCCTCTGAGGATTTTTTATTTTCTTTTTCCTGTAATTCGTTTGTTAATTGAGTTATCTTAACCTCTAATAATTTAATTCTAATTGTTTGTTCTCCAATAACTTGAAGTAATTGGTCTACTGATACTTGATTTTCCATCTTCTTTACTCTCCTTTTTTAAACCTACTATGATAAAACCTTAGCCTGTCCCATGACAGACTTAACAAACAACAATAGATAAAGCCAAATGGATGTTTCCAGGCTCCATAGAGATTCGCCTTGATTTCTCTCCACACCCACCATTTAGCACTATCTCTAAGATGGTAGAGTTCATGTTCCAATACAAACTTCTTAACAATGGTTGGTAAATCATCTCTCACGGTTGCAATCTGAGCTTTCATATATGCTTTTCCAAAAGCCGGATAGATGGATTCTTTTTTAACGTATTTTATCTGTGGCATTGATGATCTCCTGTTTTTTAACCTTGTCAATACTTATCCCCTTACCTTTTTTACCCGTCCAAGCGTTTCTAAATTCTCTGTCTTCAGGTATCTTTGAATCCTCAACATCCTCATATTCAATCCCTTCAGGAGTCGCCTTATCAAAGACCCTTTTCAACCATTGCTTTTCAGTCTCATCTGACCGTCTTGATTTCGGTGCAGGATGAATGACTGCGATTGTTCCGTCTGTGTTATATAATATCCTTTTCATTACTGGTCTCCCATAGCCATTATATTTATTTCTGGAGAATCTCTCTTTCCCGTAGCATTTGGAGACTCGATTGCAATTTGTAATGCTGCACCTGTTTTCGTATCACTTAACTCATTCGATACGATTGCTGAGGCGTTATTATCATCCCAGTATCTTGCTGACCCAACCCAGCAATAAGTAGTACCTCCAAAATCAGTGTCCCAAGTTATCGTATAATATCCAACCCCATTATCCGTTATCGAATCCACATTAAAACTATCATTTATCGCAATGACTCCTGTACCATTGAAATTTATCCATGCTTTAACAATATTATCTTTGTAAAGGGTATTTGCTGCGGGACTTGCCGCCGGGGTGCCGAGAAACGTCCCAAATCCTTCCACCCTCAGATTATTATCTCCTGCGTCTGTATCACTACCTACTGTTAAGCCACCGTTTATACAGAGTTTACCACCGGGAGTAGTTGTGTTGATGCCGACGTTGCCGCCTGCTTCAATAATCATTCGGCCTCCCTGCAAGTTTAAATCTTTATAACCAGGCGTATCCCTATCATAAACATAAATATGTCCTACATCAGCTGATACAGAATAAAAGCTTTCTAATCCTGTTCCAGTTGCAGGTTCTGTTCCTGCAGCAATACTTCTTAATCTTCCATTTACATCTAATTTAGTCCCCGGCGTTGCCGTCCCAATCCCTACATTACACCCCATAAAAGCGGCATAACCGGCTGTGTAAAACTCCAGGCGTTCGGCTGCGGCTCCAATACCAAGCCATGCTGTGTTAGGTACGGTGAGGTCTCCAGTAAGTGTAGTATTCCCAGAAGCATCTACACTAATATCTCCATCTAACTGTCTGGCATTTATTCTCGTACCTTTATTCCCCGCAGGATAGAGATAGAGGGCTTTGACTTCGGAGGGGGTTAGGGCTGTGTTGTAGATACGGGGTTCGTCGATGAGGCCGTGGAAAAATAAGGCTTCTGTCGGAGTATAAACTCCAATACCTAAATCGTCTAAATGATCTGTGCTATCTACATCGCCACTAATTGGAAAAGTACCATCAGTATCTCCATCAACATAAAACCTAAAAGTACTTCCATCTCTTACTCCTACAATTTGATGCCAAACACCATCAGTAATTACTGTATTTCCATGATTAGTAGAATATTGTGCCCCATCTCCAATAAATCCTTCCAGCTCACCGTTTGCGTTTAGTCTCAAAGCATACCCAAATATACCAGATCGTTTATCTATAATTGCTTTACCTGTAGTACTTGTTTTGATCCAAGCATACAAAGTAAAATTACCTGTTCCCATATTCAAGCTTGCATCATGCCCACAATTTACAAACTCATTCACCCCATCAAAACTCAAACACTTCCCCACAACTCCATCAACCCAGTCAGCATCTTCCATGTTGTTAAGAGTGCCCAAATTCCCATTCCCACTTCCATCAACAGCAACACTTCCACTTCCATCATCAAATGCCCAGTATCCTACAAGGTGTTCATCTGAGGGGAGGGCAGGAGATACATCAGCAAGTGCTTCAATGGCATCGAGCTTATCATAATCTGCTTCAAGATTTACTTCCGTGATTTTCGCTGTTTGCCTAATAGCTTCACCTGCCGCTGCGGGAGCCTGTAAGCCTACTACCTGGTACAAGTTATTCATGTTAATATCTTGGGTCATTGTACCAAGGGTTGTATCAGTACCTTGGGTATGGTCAGCAGCATTGGAGTGTTTTAAGTCTACCGCACTTTCAAGGTTCACTTCTGTGATTTTAGTTGTTGCTCTTATTGAATCACCATTACTTGAAGGCACAGACAGGGAAGTCAGCTTATGGGTATTCATGTTGATATTAGCGGCCATCGTTCCTAAAGCCGTATCAGTACCCTGCGTATGGTCTAACGTATTCGCATGTTTCTTGGTAACTGCATCATCAACGTCAGTTTTTGTCGGTCCATCTGCTAAACCCGTAGCATCATTAACATGATAAGGTATCTTACCATCTGTTAACCCGCTTAATTTCGTAGTTACAAAAACAGGAGAATCATCAGTGTCAAGATTTAAATCCCCTCTTGTTTGATTATCTGAGCCCGCAGCGTGCTTTTTGTCTACTGCATCCTCAAGATTAGCCTCTGTGATTTTAGTGGTAGTTCTTACTGATTGCCCGTTAGCACTTGGAACGGAAAGAGCTGTGAGCTTATGAGTCCCCATGTTGATATCAGAGGCTTGTGTGCCTAATGTGGTATCTGTGCCTTGCGTATGCTGTAGATTAGTATTCGCTTCTATTGCCGTAATATGAGCCGCTGTAGCTACACCTTTCTGTGCATTGGTCGCACTCTGAATATCATCTGTGCCGTCTGTGTGATTGGAAGCGTGGTTTTCAAGGACGTACTTGTTATAGAGCGTATCAAAGTAGGTCTTTAAAAATGCTTTTACCTGCGTCCATGTAGAAGTAACCAAAGCATCTGCACTGGCACTGTTCCTATATAATACCTTGTCTGCATCTATTGGAGGATTCTTAGTTCCCACTGCTCCGAGTGCGGTATCAGTTCCTTGTGTGTGAAGAGCATCCTTCTGTGTTTGTGTTATATGCTCATAGTCATCACCGTCATTCAGCCCACCCATTTCGTTATGAGTTGCCATCGAAGTTCCACTGAAAACTGTATTTGTAACCATCTGAACTGTTTTAAAACTCCCACCTGTTCCAGGAGCTACAATACATCCTATCAAGCAACCAAATTCAGAAATGAAATCAGGCGTTGTGGGTTCAAGCTCTGCTTCGGCTTCTGCAAGTTTATAGCTCCCTCTTCCGTAAACAACAAAAATATGGTCATCGTCGATATGCCTGTAAACCCAATGAGTGCTATATCTATTACTTGCCACACTTCCCAGCGGTGGAGTTCCATCGTCATAGTGAGCAAAATCAATAGTTTTTCTTGCTACACCCTTAGTATATCCTCCGCTTCCGTCTCGGTAAATAGGAGTAAAGGTCGTTGTTGCTGAATTGTAAACACCTAAAGGAAAATCGTTAATCCCACCATAAGCAATCCCTGTGTTCATTACAAAGTTGTTTACACCTGAATAAACTATCGTCGAACCACCACTCCCCCTACCAAGCTCCAAAGCCCTTAAAGCTCTTGACCTCATATGAAGCCGAGCTACACCGTTGTGAAGATTATAGCCACCGCTTATATAGTGTACTGTGTTGTTTACTTCCCTCAAGGCTTGCCCGATAGGAAGGCTCATTGTAAGGTCAGGCATAGATTCAGAAAGGCTTATAGTTGGACTCCCTGAATTGTAATTGAGGACTACTATATAAGTCTTATTAGGATCAGTTATTGCTATGTTGTCTTCTAAATCTTTCGTGGCGTAAGCTAAAGGAGCTGTATCTAAATCTGCGGTTCTAAACCATGCAGTTGAAGCGGCTACCTTTAACGTGCCTGCATTCGTACCTTCTGTTACTTCCCCTCCGGTACGAACTGTTGGAGAAAGAGGGCTGTCTAATTCTTGAATAGTTCTTGTCTGTGTAGGTGTCAGGGCAGCAATGTTCCCGCCTGAAGCCCTGCCGACAATTCTATCTTCGGCTACTGTAAGGGGTAAAGGTGTGTCATTAACATTAGCCGCAAGGATTGTATTTGCGTCAAAGTCAGAATCGAGTACCGCATCATCAACAAGTGTTTCAAGTGCGGCTTCGGTTATCTTCGCCGTCTGGCGTATCGCTTCACCTGCCGCATCCGGGACAGACAAAGACACGACCTGGTGGGAGTTCATATCGAGGTCTTCGGTCTGTACTCCCAGGGCTGTGTCTGTCCCCTGCGTGTGTTGTGTAACAGCAAGGGAGTCTGTACTACTATCCACACCACTAAGCTCCATAGAGTTAGAAGCCACCTTGGAATCCGCCCCACTTATGTTCAGGCTATTTGAAAGAACTGCACTATCTACCTCACTTACATTAAGGGCATTAGAGTTGACCTTACTTATGGCCTCCGAGTTTCCCCCACTATCACCCTTGCTATCAGCCACCGATATATTTATCGAATTGCTGACCGTCGCACTAAGTACCTCCGACACCCCAGCCGAGTTGCTTATCACACCTGAGTCGGCCCCAGAGATGTTGGTACTATTACTATCCGCCTTGGAATCAGCCCCACTTATCTCCACTGAGTTACTAACTATCGCACTATCCGCCTCACTTAAGTTATCCGCATTGGAGAGTACCGCACTCTCGGCCTCACTATCCACTCCCGAAACCATAGTACTAAGACTAGCAGCCTTACTATCCAGCTTACTCTCCAGGGCGTTCCCTTCAAGCTGCCGAAAGGCCTCCTCATCAGCAGATGGAGCATCATCCAGAAAGACCTGATTCGAGCGAACACCCCTGAAGCTCTTACCATCCTCATAGGTATCATCATCCTCAAATAGGAAGGGCCCAGCAGACCCCATATAGACCTCTTTCTCAGCCATTCGACGGTCTCCTAGTACTCAGGAATAATCTGCAGAACCGCAGCAGTACTTGCCACCGCACTGATATACTTAAAGGTGGCACAGTTATACTCGCCAATGATTCGGACACTTTCTCCTTTTGCCAAATAATATCCCACGGCCGACGCCCCATAAGAAGGCGCAGTTTTGCCCCAACTCACACGAGCCGCATTTGCCTGTATCCCATCACACTGTATAGTACAGGCGCTCATCTTCTTCTCTTCAACCGTCAGAAGTGCCGCGGAGAGACCCGCCGCTGAATTTGAGGTAATCAAACGAGTGCCAACTCCACCTCTTCCCATCATACTTAGTACTCTCATAGTATCCTCCTATCATCATCATTATTTTGGACTACTACTTAGTTCTCTCTACTCCGGTACTACATCTACTATCATCCCATTCGCTACTCCGGCAGCTAAAGCATTCCTCTTGATTTCCTCTATCTCCTCCCTACCAAAAAGGGCATGGTTAAAGTTGCCCCGAATCTTCTGCACCGGGCCATGCCCAGCCCTGTCGAGGATCCTAAAAGAAGTTGCTACTCGGAGATTCAGCCCAGCCTCCTTATCTCTCAGGGCCTCATCAATCACCTCCACAGCATACTCGGAAATCTCCTCTATCCTCTTAGCCACATCCGTGGCATTCTTGTCCCGTTCCCCATTCAGTCGAGCCAGGATACTTCTACCGAGCTCACCATTAGTAACATTATAGACTGTTTGCGGTGTGCAACAGAGAATCTGGGCTACATCCACCCCCTTCATTCCCAACGCACTAAGCCTTAGAATCTCATGGTGCAGATTCATCACCTTCCTATTATCACAGTCCCTTGTAGTCTCCGGCAAAGCTAGCATAGCTTCCATAGTATCCTCCTAGTATAAAGCATAGCATAGAGTAAGGAGGAAGTCAAATCCGCATCTCTGTGGAACCGACCAGCCTCTAAAATTATTTTCATCTCCTAGCTCCAAGCAACAGCTATGTTCACATAATGAACATACCTCGCTAGAAGCCGCAGCTATGTTCAGAGAATGAACAGACCTAGCTAAGAAGCTAGAAGGCTAGCTAGGGCTAGGACCGGAGACAGAAATAGAGAGATAGCCCACAGAGTTGTGGGTATTAAATAGGTGGAGAAAATATACCAACGTCTTCCACGCGCGAGAGGGGCTCGAATCCCCCCTAACCGGGTCTTTTTACCTCTATAGCTCCAGATTTGACATTTGAATCCTTTATGCTATACTGAAGTCGAAATTAGGATTCGTTCTTTTACATAGCAGTTCTTATTACGTCCTACAGTTAGTAGCCTCTTATGTTGTCTTATGCATAAGAACGCAAACGCCCGTAGTTACTATAGAACTGCCAGCAATAGCAACCCCCCTATGTTCAGTCTTGCGCCCCCTTTGAATTGAAGGGATAGGTGAGAACATGAAAACAAGACTGGAAGAGAAAATGATAGGCGTAGTAGTGGAGCATGGGTATACTTGGAGCCCCGATATAGACGCACAGAAGGCAGGGGATATTAGACCCGGCACTGTAAAACTTGACTTCAGTGATTTGACCCTTAGTCAAGTCCTCGAACATGCGACAAGGCATGTTACCTATAGGCAAGTACAGCCTAAGTTGAAAAAGGGTGAAAAGCTCCCCGACGTAGTGAAAGTCACGGCACTTGGTACCCGCCGAGCTATGACAGAAGCGCAAAGGGATGAGAAGGAACTGGCTAAAATGCATGATAAGGAGCGCATTCAGAGGCTTATTGACAGGGCTGAAGCTCAATTAAAGGAACTTAAGGCTAAGTCCAAAAGTAGGTAAACCTAAGAGGGCGTAAGGTTGAGCATAGGAGAGCAAAGCTCATGTCCTTTATGAGGGGCATGAAGGGTGGGAGGCACAATGAAAATTAAAAAAATACCAGCCACTAAAGAGACCTGCGACCTTTGTAGAAATACCAAAGAATTCCTTGAAAACAAACCAAAAGGCATGAAGCAAGCCTTCTATAACCAAATGAAGCCACTGGCGCAAGCAAACTTAGCTCGCCATCTAAAAACAGGACAACACTGGAAGTTTAAATACCTATAAATAAACAACCTCATGCTCCTCACCAAGGATATGAGCCTCAAAGCTCGCTCGCTCGGTCTGTTCAATATGTGAACATACCTCGGACATATCCCAAGGCTCGGACAAACCCACATTGTAAATAATGTATATGCGTAGGCACATATACATACCCCCCCTTCTACTTCACAAAGTATTTTTTAAGCCGGAGCGGTTTTTCTCGCTCTCTTTAGGATTTTCTCTTCCTCTCTCGCTCTTTAGGATTTTCTCTTTA